AGCTCCCGTCATTCCGGTTGCAATGTTAGAATCGTTTGGATCAAACCTTCCTACTCCATGTGCTGCTGGGTTATTTAAAACATCTTCAAATCTATCTACTACCTTTTTACTATATGCCATAATTGTTTCCTCGTCTTATTAGTATTTATAATACTTTATGTCTAACCATAAGTAAAGAAGGACTAATACCTTTTGTATATATAGTATGTCCAAAATAAATTTGGACTTGACACACACACAGGAGAAAATTATGTCAGAGAATAAATCAGGCTTTGAAATACGAGCCGAATTGCTTAGTCAAGCACAATGTATAGTAGAACAAAACCGTAATATGGCTGTAGACAAATATCATCAAGATGTTTGTAGAGCACAAGATGCAAAGGATATTCCTTATCCTGAGTTTCCTATACTAAAACCAATGACAGCTGAAGATGTTATAGCAGTAGCTGTTAAACTAAACGAATTTGTAAATCAAAAATAAATTCAAGTCAAAAAAAAGCCCTACCGTTTGGTGGGGCTTTTTAATTCTATTTCTAGAAAGTCTAAATTACATTAAGTTTGTAACTTTAACTGATCTGTAGTACTGGTTACGGTCTGCTGTGAATGTATCACCGTCAGTTGTTCCGTCACTCTGCATTACAAATGGGTTAGCGATCATGCCATACCTAGTTTTGAAACCAATTTTAGGTTGGAATGTGCTTGGGTCAATAGCCCTAACCATTTGTAGTGGTACATAAGGACAGTAGAAAAGACCTGCGTCATAAGGGCTTGTGCCTTTATAACCTACAACATAGAACTGGCTAGCAGCTCCTGTGTTTGCAGAATATGGGTCAATATATACTTTATATCTACCGTTAAGTACACCTGCGAAAGTGTTGCCTGTGTCGTCAACATTTAAGTTAGTGCTTAAAGCTGGTGCATAGTCTAGAACACCTGACATTGAAAGAGCACTTGCTACATCTGATGAACAGATGATGAAGTTACCCTTGCCACGTCTTGTGTCTTGTGCTATAACATTAGCGTCGCGTTCGATATTGAATAAAAGACCTTTAAATCTTTCTACAGACCAACGACCGTTACTGTCGACATCTAAGTCGAATGTTCCGGCAGTAGCTGTGCTGGCTGAACCAGTTTTTGCTACTTTGTAGATTGTTCTGATAACTTCTCTGTTGATTTCCGCTAGGATTTCTTGAGAGAGGATGTTAGAAAGTTCGGATTCTGCATCTAAACCATGAACAGCTTTCAAATCTTGAGCAAGTTCTACGGTGTACTGAGCTTTTAACGCTCTGGACTTAGCCGTAACAGTTGTCTTCTCGATTGAGAATGCCATTTCATTAAGTGTAGTTGAGTCTCCAAATCCTTCTGCAGTGCTTGTAGATACGCCATTTCCTGTAGTGTAAGTACCGTCTACTGGATTAGCTCCAGCATGTGTACCTGCACCTGAGAAATCAGTGTCTGCTTCGTTAAATAAAGCCTCAGTTCCAGTTTGTGAACTGTAATGAGATTTCATTGCAAAGATTAGACCAGTTGGTCCAGACATTGGTTGTACTCCACAAACATCGTATGCCATTAGATTAGGCAAAGCACGTCTAACTAGTGAGATCAATATTGGATCATAGTTGTCAACGCTTGCGCCTGTTTGGTTAGCGTGTGTAGCCTCGAAAAGAGCTGCTTTTTCCTCACGGAGTGCTTTCTCTTGGTTTTCTAAGACTACTGTGGTAACAGCCTTTTTATAAGGATCTTGAATCTCTGTGAGTTCAGGATGCTCTAAAACGGGGCTCCACTTTTTCTGTAGTTCTTCTGAAAGATACATCAGTTTCTCCTTGTTTTACTTTGTTTGTTATGTTTTATAACTATACTATTTATAAAAAATTATTATTTAACCTTATCAAACTTAGCTGCTTGAGAAATGCCTTCGACATATCTACTCATTACACTATTGTCTGTTAAAGTTCCTTGATCAACGCTATCTTCTAGCTTATCACTATCATCAGCTTTCGCTTTTGGAAAGTAATTTTCCTTGATAACATTAAGTTTTGAAACATACTTGTCTTCGCTGTCGTATGAAATACCTTCAACTAAACCTGCAAATTTCTCTACTTCAGTTTCAGCTAGATCGTCAACCACGGAACGAAAAATTCTTTCCTTTTGTAGTTGTTCTCTTTCTTCGCTGATTGCAACTGACTTGTTAATCTCTTCGTCTAACTTAGATTTTAACTCATCAATTTCTGCTGCTTGAGAAGTTAACACATCGAATTTATCTTCTGGAACATCAATATAATGTTCTGTGAAGACTGACTGTAAGCCTTTAATAAAGCTTTCAGTAATTTCGTTGCGTAAACCGTTTTCCACAGCAAGCTCGTTTTCTGACATCCACTGCTCTGTACAATAAGACAGATACTTGTCGATGTTTTCAACTAGCTTTTCCTTCGCTTCGTCAAAAGCCTTATTGGCTTCCTCAACAAGCTCGTCTTCAATAGACTGTACTTGTTCATTGACTCGCGACACAACCACTGCTTCAAATAATGAAGCTGCTTGTGTTTTAAATTCTTCTGAAAGATGCTCCTCGTCCGCAAACAAGTTAGCAATGTCCTCTTCGAATAAAGTTTCTTCTGTTGATTCGTCTTCAGATGCTTCTACTTCGGACTCTTCTTCCTCAGCAATAACTTCCTCTTCGCCTTCTTCAACATATTCCACTTCTTCGCCTTCGACTACTTCTTCCTCAACAATTTCTTCTTCGGTTTCAGAAACTGGTGTTTCTTCTAGTACTTCGTCTTCAGTCTCTTCGACTTCTTCTTGATGTACATTACCTTTAGATGATGATTGTGCTACAACGCTTTGAGTTGCCTCACCGTCGTTATAGTTTGGCGCTTTACCAGCACCTGAGTTTGAAGGTCTAGGGGCACTACCAGCTTTTGCTGACGCTTCCTTTCCTACTGGGCTTGTTAATCCGCCTTCAGGGTTGCTTGAACCACTTAGGTCTTGCTGTTCTGGGTTTGGATTAGAGTTACCTTGTAGGGGTGGTTTAGCATCTCCATTGCTTGACTTATCTAGTGGACGATTAGCCGCTAGTTCGTCAAGTACTTCTACAGCATCGTCTTGCAACTTGCCTTCTAGAAGTTCTCTGATTTTGGATTCTACTCCCATGTTACTCTCCTCTTAGGATTATTTAATTTTAATATAATCTAATAAACTATTTATATTTATACAGATTTCTATTATATTTTAGACAGTTTATTAAGAAAATTACTGAAAACTGCAATTTTAGCTTCTTCTAGATCTTTCTGATTAGCTCCGTTAATTATTGCTTGACTTTCCTCAATATCTTGTTCTGTCCACTTACCATTAACAAAAACCCATTCCCTTCCTTCCATAATACCGGATACAAAAGCGTCTGGAGCGCTAGGATCTGCAACAATATCTGCTGCTGTGGCAAGCATGAAGTCATCTTGTACTTCATTAATGCCATTTCTCTCTTTTAAAGAGCCCAATCCTCTTGAGCTTACTCCAAGTTGAGCGCCTTCGCTAATAAGTTCTTTTACGATACGCCCCATTGGCGTATCCATTACTTTGGCACGACCAATCCAATTGGTACCGTCTTCTTTTAGAGATGTAATCATATGAGATACTCTATCTAAGTTTACAGTAGGACCTTCTGGGTGTCCTAACTCTCCGTAAGCTCTTTTAGTTTTAACAGACTCTTCTACATATCTGTTTACTTCTCTTTGCATGATTTCTCTAGGATAAACTCTGCCATTTTTGTTCTTTAAATCAGATTGTAAGAAAACTCCTTCAATAAACACATTAGGTTTATTAGGATCTTTACTCTCTTCTGTGAGGTAATTAATACTCTCGTTAAATTCTTTAATAAGTCTCATTTACTTCTCCGTTTAACCTAGACTTCCGCCATCATAGACATTACCTGCGTCGTTAGTGTCTAGTGGTGCGTCTTGGTGTTGTTGTGAGCCATATCCAGAAACTTTAGCACAATCTACTATAACAGTTCCGCCAGCTCCGCCGGCTATAACTACTTCTATATCTGATGTGTTTTCTGAATTGTCTGCAAACCCGTAAAATTCCGTGTTACCACTTTCCATAAGTTCGTAGAGTACGACGGAGTTGCGTTGAACCTTAGCACTAGCCCCGCTAGATAAGGTCCAATGAAGTCCTTTTATATTCACTGCTGGGGAGCTTTGTGTTTCAGTAGATTTCTTTAGTGTTGTAGCTAAAGCAATAGTTCCTGTTGCGCCAGTCCCCCTAACAGATACTACACCCTGGACTTGGGTGAGTTTTAAGTTATTTACTGTGACTGCCATGTGATTTCCTTTAAATTAGATTAATATGATTTTTTCTTGTGGTTCATGTGTGGGCCTTCTTCAAGAATTTCCACATTAGGATCATTCACTTCAACTGTTTCTATACCGTGTTCAAACATTACTTTATACCATGAGACTGTTCCGTCTACTGGTTCTGCATGTTCACCTATAATAGGTGTACCTTCGTTCCATTCTTTGTGCATAATTTTTGATGCACATAAATGTTTATCTCCATCCAGTGAGCCTTTAGCTACACCGTCAACAGGACTTTCGGTAAGTGTCCCGTTTCTAAAATCTTTAAATGTCTTCGCCATTTGTTTCTCCTGCTACAGGCATGCCTGTTGATTGGTCTATATCCACAAGTGCGTCATCTAAACTAACACCT